ATTTCATATATTTGCCGATATGATTAAAAATGATTATCTTTGCGGTATAATTGATAATCAATCCAGACAAGCAAGATGGTAGAGATAAAATATGCGAAGATGAAGGAGACCTACAAGATTCTGTGGCTGCGCTACATATACGGCGTTGACCTGTCGAACCACTGCATGAGGTCTCTTCTCGGACACAACGACAAACGGGTGCGCGGCTACATGAGGTGGCTGCAAGACCTGAAACTGGAGGAAGGCGTGAGATGGTACTACCTTTGCGGCGTGGAGCAGAACTTCACATGGGTGAAGAACCTGCACCTTGCGTTCGCGGAGAGTCCTGGCTCGGAGATAATCCTTGACAACGAGTTCATCAAGTGCCACATAACGAATGCGCGCCAGCTCCCGATAACAAAGGATTACATAGACTGGACTCTGCCACAGTCGCGGAACCAGCTGTTCAACACATGTAGGAACTGGTGGTTCGCCAACATGATAGCCAAGGAAGGCGCATACCAGCTGCCGCCGCAGCCAACATTATTCTAAAAAACAAAAGACATGAAGCCTTCATTAGATGAGTTTAGAGAGCTGATGCGTAAGTCTGGCGGCAACCTCACAAATGCGGCGAGGATGATAAACGTCACGCGCCAGACGGTATGGGGCTGGACGAAATCAGACCCGGAGTTTCAAGAGGTGCTGACGGACGAGCGCAAGAGAGTGTTCGACAAGTGCCTTGATGTCGCCTATGCTGTGGCCATGGGAGTGCCGAAGATAGACAAGCAGACGGGAACGATGGAGGGCTGGGTGGAGAAGCCGGACGCGAACATGCTCCGCTACCTGCTTTCCACGCTCGGACGCGACGAGGGCTTCGGGGAAAGGACGAGCGTGAACATCGAGAACCCATTGCCGACGTCAATCAACATAGTATGTGCGCCACGCAAGGACAATGAGCAGTAACGTTTACATATGCCGGACGCGACAATGCTACAAAATAATGTCGGACAACAGCCCGGCGGTGCTGCATTTCATAAGGAAAGTGCCGTCCGCAGCGTATAACGCGACAGACAAGTGTTGGGACGTCCCTCTGTCTGACGCTCTCTTCGTCAACCAGCTCGGAGAATACTTCAGCTACCGTGGCATCGCCAATGAGGTGATATACCAAGACGGAATGACTGACATCAACGTGTGGGCGGAGCATATGCCCGACCTCACGCATCCATACAAGATGAAGCTCGAACCATACGATTACCAAAAGAAAGGCATTCAGTACATGGTGGAACACAAGCGCACGTTCAACGGCGATGACATGGGGCTGGGCAAGACCGCAGAGACCATCGCCGCCGTAAGCATCGCAAGAGCCTATCCGTGCCTCGTGGTGTGCCCTGCCGCAATGAAGATGACGTGGAAGCGGGAGTTCATGAAGTTCATCGGCAAGAATGCGGTGATACTTGACAACGCCAACAAGGATAGTTGGCAGAGGATGTTCGAGACAGGGACATGCAACGTGTTCATCACGAACTACGAGAGCGTGAAGAAATACTTCATCCGCAAGGTAAGAGGGAAGCGCGTCACTGTCAGGAGCCTCGTGCTTGACCGCAGGACCGCGATATTCAAGGCTGTCGTGATTGACGAGAGCCACAGGGTGAAGAACTCCACCTGCCACTACTCCAAGTATCTGGAGGCGATATGCAGGGGCAAGGAGTATGTGTTCATGCTGACTGGCACTCCAGTCGTAACGAGAGTGAGGGACTTGGTGCAGCAACTGAAAATCATGGGGCGCATGGATGACTTCGGGGGAACGGCGAGCTTTGTGAAGAGGTTCTGCACGTCCGGCGTGTCGGACGAGGAGCTTGGGGTCTTGAACTCACTGCTGTGGCGAACCTGCTACTTCCGCAGGGAGAAATCGCTCGTGTTGAAAGAGTTGCCCGAGAAAGTGAGGCAGTTCTACTCCTGCGAGCTGACAAACCGCAAGGAATATGATGCCGCGGAGGCTGACCTCATAAGCTATCTCAAACGTTACAAAAGCACTTCGGACGAGAAGCTGAAGACCGCAGCCATGAATGAGGCGATAATAAAAATCGGCGTACTGCGGCAAATATCGGCAGAGGGTAAACTGGAAGAGGCGAAGAACCTGATCAACGACTATATCTCCGCAGAGAAAAAAGTCATAGTGTTCACCGCGCACAAGAACATTGCGTCAAGGCTGCATTCCAAGTTCAAGGGGAGCGCGACGGTGACAGGCTCGGACAGCCCGGAGCAGAAGCAAAAAGCAGTAGACCGCTTCCAAAACGAGAAGGGCTGCAACGTCATCATTGTCAACATACAGAGCGGAGGTGTCGGGATTACCTTGACCGCCGCAACCGATGTCCTCTTCGTTGAAATGCCGTGGACTGCCGCAGACTGCGACCAATGTGAGTGCAGGGCGCACAGGAACGGACAAAAGAACTCCGTAACGTGTGTCTATCTGCTGGGCAAGGACACATTCGATGAGAGGATGTATGACATCATTCAGAAAGAGCGTTCAACATCATCAATCATCACGGGAGCGGTGGATGACACGAAAGAAACTATAATAAAGCGCATGTCGGAGTCTCTGAAAGCCGGTTGAAAGCCAACGGACAGAGGATGACGGTGTTTACAAATTTAACGGTCGCAAAAGGAGCAGCAAAGTGTGGAAGTCACGGTCGAGATTTTTGACAAGCAGGCAAGAGCCTTGGAATACCTCTCCGAAGACAACGAGGAGGTGTCGGAGGTCTTGTACGGTGGCGGCGCACGTGGAGGCAAGTCGTTCCTCGGATGCCTGTGGCAGATTTTGAGGAGGATAAACATGCCCGGGTCTGTCGGGCTTGTGTGCCGTGAGGAGAGCGTCAAGATGAAAGACACTACCATCGTGACATTCTTCGAGGTGCTGTCAATGCTCCATTACACATCTGCCGTGGAATACAATGCTTCCCGGCTTATCGCCACGTTCAACAATGGGAGCGTGATATACTTTAGAGACTTGAAGTTTATGCCGAGAGACCCTGAATTTGACCGTCTCGGCTCATTAGGCATAACGGACTTGTTCGTGGACGAGGCGCAGCAGGTGAGCGAGAAAGCCATTTCGGTGTGCAAGGGACGCTTCTCCTTGTTGAATGGGAAAAGGGCAGACGGCACGTCATGGCACACGATACCGAAAGCCTTGTACACTTGCAACCCAAGGCGGAACTGGATATACAACGATTTCGTGAAGCCAGCCAAGAACGGCACGATAAAGCCGTACCGCAGGTTCATAAAGTCTCTGCCGGAGGACAATCCCCATGTGGACAGGGCGTATATAGAGAATCTGCTCCGTGCTGACCGCATAACGGTGCAACGTCTCTACTTCGGCAATTTCGAGTATGATGATGACCCCGCGACGCTCTGTGACTTCGACGCCATAAGCGATGTGTTCCACAACGAGCATGTCCTGCCGACAGGAGGGAGAAGCTGTTCCGCCGACATAGCGGGCAAAGGACACGACCGTTTCGTGGCGGTGACATGGCAAGGGAACGTGGCGACCATAGCTGTGGATATGGAGTACTCTCCGGGCAGTGAGGTTGAGAAGACGTTGAAGGAGCTGATGATAAGGGAGAAGATACCGCGCTCGCTGACAATAGTCGACGCTGACGGCATAGGGTCTTTCCTTGAAAGCTACCTCAACGGCATAAAGGAGTTCCATGGAGGGGCTACGCCCAAAGACCCACGTTACCAGAACCTGCGGGCTGAGTGCTACTTCAAGCTTGCGGAAATGATTAACAACCGTAAGATACGGATTGTCTGCACAGCGGAACAGAGGGAGCGGATACAAGATGAGCTGGGCGCGTTGAAGCAAGCTTCCATTGACAATGACACAGGAAAGAAGTCCATCATCATAAAGGAGGTCATGAAAGCGATACTCGGACATTCGCCCGACTACATAGACGCATTGATGATGTCGATGTATTTCCGCAGGGGCAAGGCGACGACAGGTCCGCAAGTGAAGGTGCAAATCAGAAGCAACGAAGATTAAACGAACATAAGAAATATGGCAATAACAATTAGGGAGAAAATCATCCTAAGGATGAAAGAGTTAGGAGTCAGAAGCAGGGCTGTCTGCAATGACTTGGGAATCGCGGAGTCCAATTTCTCCGCTTATCTGAAAGGCAAAAGGACTATTCCTTTCGAGGACTTGGAAAAGCTGTGCATGTATCTCGGCTTGCGCCTCGTGAGGAAAGACGAACAACAATAAAAAAAGAGACGGATATGTTCAGAGAGAAGATAAAGATGGAAATCGGCAGGAGAGAGCTGAAAGTGAGGAGTGTGGCGACGGAGTGCGGCGTACTGCCGACGAGCCTGTCCTCTTTCCTAAATGGGCAGAGAGGGCTGAAATACCAGTACATAGAGAAACTGATTGAGTACCTTCACCTCGCCCTCGTTCCGAAAAAAGACTTCATGTTCCATTCAGACTATATGGAGGCGAAAGAAAAAGTCAAGGAAGAAAAGACCCAGAGAGGTGGCGTATCTTGAGTTTGCTGAACATCTGTGTTCAGTAAGACAGTATGCGAATAAGACGAGAACCATTCAAATAAAGCTAATTTTACAATGGGAAAGAGACACAGGAAACGGACAGCGTTCCGTGATGCCTGTCCGTATAAGGATTTCCTCTTGCTCATAGGGTACAGTGACAAAGCCGTGCAGGATGACTTGCTGGGAAGACTTCACGAACAGCCGCGTCCGGATACATTGTGTGGAAAGGATGTCCCGAAAGACCTGAACACTCTTTCATACGGTGCGCTTGATGACTTGAGCAACGCGACGAAAGGCGATGACCCCGCTTTCGCATGTGCGGAGATACTGCTGGGAGTGGGATATGCGGACTTCCTAAAAGAGGATGTCAACAGCGTTTTCGGCTTCGCCAATTTCATAACGACAGAGCTGCGGCGCATAAACGAGATATTCAAGAGCGTGAAGGTGCACTACTCTAAGGAGGAGATTGCGGCGGGTGTCCGCGACTTGGATTTCGGCAGTTTCGGCATCCTCGACTGGTATGCGAGGCGCATGGGCATAACGAACCAGAACGAGGTGCGTTCCGTGGCGTGGGTGCGCATCTTCCAGTGCATGAAGAACGACTGTCTGCGCAACGATTACGAGAGGAAGCTCTCGCAGCAATACAGACCCAAAAACAAGAAATGACATGAAGTATTTTACCATGAATGAGCTTCTGAAGAGCGCTACGGCAAGACGGCTCGGAATAAATAATGTTCCGAACAGGGAGCAATGCGCCTGCTTGAAAGAATTGGTGGAGAACATTCTTGACCCTTTGCGTGAGGGATGGGGAGCACCCATTATCATAACGAGCGGTTTCCGAAGCGAGAAGCTGAACAAGGCCATTGGCGGCGCAGCGTCAAGCCAGCACTGTATGGGGCAGGCGGCTGACATCAGGACGGTGTCTGACAATCCCGAAGACAACTACAAACTGCTGCACTGCTTGATAGACTTGGGACTGCCTTTCGACCAGCTCGTCAGCGAATACGTTGACGGCAAAGGTCATCCAGACTGGATTCATGTCAGCTATGGACCACGCAACAGAAGACAGAAACTGACCTGCAAGGCAGGCAAATATTATAACGGCATAAAGTAATGGCAACGCTGAAGAACATAGAGAAGCACGGAACGGTGGAGAAGAAGATACGCTCCATCGTTGAAAGCATGGATGCGGATGTGGAATACCTTTTCATGAACTGGGCGCAAGCGAATGTCGCCATAGACGATATTGTGAAGCCCACGGTAGTGTACATACTGCCTCCGTCCGGTGTGCTTGATTTCGGATGGGCGCGTGTCAAGGACAAGCCGTTAAGCCAGATAGCGTTTCTCGCATCCACGGAGTTCGACTTTGACGGGGAGGACAACGATGACATCATCGAGCGGATGAAAAGGCTCTGCATAAGGTTCGTGAAGGCTCTCAACGCAAGCGGGCTGTTCGAAACAATAGAGGGGAACATAGACTATAGGGTGTTGTACGACCATCTTGACCACAACGTGACAGGCATTGTCATCACGCCGCCGCTCATAGAGGAGGAAGGCGTGATAATATGCGAGGACGAGGTGCGTACAGAGGATGAGATAACTGATGAAGAAACGGAATAGCAAGAATGGAGACCGTGAAGGATATTATTCTCAGCCATTTGAAAGTGGTGCAGGCGGGTATGGCCATGAATATGACCCGTCTGCAC